CACCGTCATCGGCACCTTCGTCAAGATGGGTACGGAGTGGGTCAAGCAACAGATCATCCAGCGTGCGGCGACTCAGGCCACGGTGGCGACTCAACAAGCTGGCATTGGCGCCGTGGCTGCGACTCAACAGGCGGCCACCGGTGCTATGGCAGCTACCACCACGTCCACTGCTGCCGCGACCGGAACGGCGGTTACCGCGTCAATGGCGCCAGCAGCGGGTGTGGCGTCGATTGCATCGTTCGGTGGTGCTGCTGTTGCGGGTATTGCCGCACTGCTGGCGTCCATGGCGATTGCGAAGGGGATCAGCGGCAGGCAGTACGGGGGACCGGTAGCGGCGGGCGGCATGTACCGAATCAACGAGACCGGCGCGCCTGAAATTTTCAACGCGGCGAACGGCCGACAATACATGCTTCCGAACACCCGGGGGGATGTGGTCAGCAACAGGGACGCAACGGCAGGGGCCGGCGCGGCCATGGGCGTCCACGTGAACGTCTACAACAACGCCAGCGGCACCAGCGCTAGCGCTTCGAGCCGCGAGACTGAGGAGGGGACTATCATTGATATCGTGGTGGAAAACATCATGCGCGACGGCCCGATAGGCCAAGCCGTGAATCAAGTCACCGGGACGCAAAGGGCGGGACAATGAGCAGCCCAACACTCAAACGGCTATATGCTAGCAGCGGCTCGGAAGTGATCATTTATTTGGTTGAGCTGCGTTGCACAGCTTGGCCGGATTCGATCCGCATCGCCCGAGGTTTCGACGACGTTACAGTGACCACCGAGGACGGTCGGACGGTTACATTCACCGGTGCTGGCATTGACGTGGCCTTGCCGAAGAAAGACGCCAGCGGTAACCAGAACGTGCGTTTTGCAATTGACAACGTGACGGGCGAAGCTCAAGCGCTGATCGAAGAAGCGATCGACTCCAAACAAAAGATCACTCTGACTTTGCGAACCTATGTCAGCACAGATTTGGCGGCCCCGGCGGACTTTCCCTTCGTAGCCACTGTTAAGTCAGCAACATTCGACACGGGCGCGGTTCAAGTGGACGCGGGATTTTTCGACCTCATCAATACCAGTTGGCCGCGCGATCTTTACACGACAATTTTCGCCCCCGGCCTGAAGTATATGCAATGATCGACTTATCGACCTATCTCAGCGCCCATTACGTTGACTGCGGACGAGAATTACCCGGGATCGACTGTTGGGGCTTGGTCTTATTGGTGCGCCGTGATTTAGGCCTTGCCGAACTGCCAACTTATTCGATCAGCGGAAAGGACCCCAAGTCCTTTACCTTGGCGTATCGGCAGCAGCGCGAGCGAATGGAGGTCTGTGACGCCGAAGTTGGAGCCGTGGCTGCTGCGTTCCGGGGTAGCCTATGCCTACATGTTGCGGTGGTGGTGGAGATCGAAAACCGTCTTGCTGCGCTGGAAATTACCGAAAGCGGCGCCCGGTGGATGCGGATTGCCGCTTTCGAACAGAAATACCCAAAGGTGATTTACTACCGTGATAAGCATTTACCCGAGCACGCTTGAGGGCGAACCCTTAGAGACCCACCCGCACCGGGAGACGTCCCTACGGGCTTGGCTGGCTGAAAACATCGGCGAGGACTTCGATCCAGACCGCCGCTTGCTTTTGGTCACGGTGAATGGCGTTGAAGTAGGCGACCTCTCGTGTGTGGTGCGAGCATCCGACGACGTTCGAATCCACCCGCTTCCGAAAAACGATACGTTTAACCTGTTTTTTAACCCCGCCTTCCATTCGAAAGTGGGGATTATGAAATACCTGATGCCGAAGGTAAAAACTCCGAACCTGCCCAACCAGCAGCGGGGGGCGGGACTTCAGGAGAACACCGTGTCCGGCAACCAGCCGAAGCTGAACGGCATCATTCGGGAAGTGGCGGGCAGGCACCGGGTCTACCCGGATTTCCTCCTCCCGGCCCACCGGTATTTCGGCACGCCCCGCGATCAATGGGTGGAGTTACTCCTGTGTGTGGGTAAGGGGAAATTCGACATTCCGACCAGTCGAGTGAAAATTGGAGACACCCCCATTATTTCGCTGGGGGAAAACGCGGATTTCCGAATCTACCAGCCGGGGGCCTCATTAGCCGCCGAGACGGCTGCCCAATGGTGGCATAGCGCGCCAGAGGTAGGCTCTACGTCGACGGGGACGCCCGGACTCGAACTGCGTTCCACGACGACCGTCCCGCCCACTCCATCGGCGGAGTCTTTCGTATTCGATGAGTTCACCGTGTCCATTCCCGCCGGTGCTGGTAGCTTCCCCGCCGGTTGGACTGCGGGGATGATCGTGCGAATCGCCCCTGCTCAAACCTACGTGGTCACATCTACTACTATCCAAGGCGATATGACTGCGCTACAGCCTTTTGTGGGAATGCAGATAGAAATCGTGGGGGCCAACAGCGGCTTCTATGAAATCGCGTCTTTTGATGGCGTAGACACCATAACGCTACGTTTTCCGGGGGGAGCTGACGTCACCGGATTGTCAGGTTCCGACATGGCTATAGGTTATGCGGGCCTGCGATATAGGATCACGGCGGCAAACACCCAGACCATCGCGGTTGACCGATTGACGGATACGGGTGCGACTGATCTGGATTGGCCGGGTTGGCCCACTTTCAGCACCAGTGCCGCACTCATCACATTGGACGAGTCCACCCGGGAGGGTGACTGGATCGGCCCATTCTCTGCCTGTCCCGACGGCGAAGTAACGTCCGAAATTGAACATGACGTCCTTTTCAGCAACGGCTTGTTCACGATGAACAAGTACGGAAACGCCGTTGCCTATTCGGTAACTGTGGAGCTCCAATATCGTGACCGTGACGTGGCGGGGGCTTGGACGTCCATAAGGAAAACTTACTCGTTAGGCACTCTTGACGCCGCCGGCTTTACGGAACGCACTGTGCTGTCGTCTACGATGCGCCCTGAAGTCCGCATGCGTCGGATCGGAGCTCGATCCTCCGATACAAACACTCAAGACGCGGTGCAATGGTACGGACTGCGCGCACGTCTGGCAGTGAAAACTTCGTACGAGGGCGTTACGGTCCTGGCTGTTCGCGTGAAGGGCGGCGAACGTCTTTCTAACCAATCGGATTCGCTGATCAACGTTGAGGCCACTCGCGTGTTGCCAGTTCGCAACGGTTTGGGCGGATGGGATGTAGAGACGCCGACTCGAGGAATCGTGCCTTGGGTGGCGCACGTGGCTCGATCCACGGGATATTCGGATGCGGAGGTTGATTTCGAAGAGCTCGACGCTCTCGGGCAAGTGTGGGCAGCCCGGGGGGATTTGTACGATTTCACCCACGAATCGGCAACTACTGCGAAAGAAGCGATAAACAAGGCCTTGCGTTCGGGCTTCGCCGAGTTGACTTTGGAACGGGGCCGAATAAGCGCCGCACGTGATGAGCCCCGCACGGTCTTTGAGGGAATGTACACCCCGCAAAATATGACCAAGGGCCTGGTGCGTTCGGTTGATTTGATTCAGCCAGACGATTATGACGGCGTAGACGTCCAATATGTCAGCGGGCAGACGTGGCAGGTCGAGACAGTCCCCTGCAGGCTTCCCGGCGACGAGGGTCGCAAGGTCCTCAAGGTCCAGGCGGACGGCATAACAGACGTCGTCAGGGCGTGGCGATTTGGTATGCGTCGCAGACGGGAGATGGCCTACAGACGTTGGAACTTGACTTGGAGCACAGAGCTAGATGCTTTGAACTCGCGATACCTCAGTTTCGTGTCCGTCTCCTCGGACATTCCAGGTTATCAGCAAAGTGCTCTGCTGGTAGATTTCCTTGCCGGTAATGGCCGGGTCCTGCTCGAAAGCTCGGAGCCTTTGATTTGGACGGAGGCTGCCACCCATATGGTTGCTATACGGAAACCCGACGGGACATTGTCGGGCCCTTACGTAGCGGCTCGGATTGACGACTTCCGACTAACGGTACCGCCCTTGGACTTCGTCCCGGATGTGAGTTGGAAAATAGAGCCGCCGCATTTGCAATTTGGCCCGGCCACACGCTGGTGTTACCCTTCCTTGATCACGGATGTGAAGCCCAGCGGGACCAGTTCCGTAAATGTCTCTGCCGAAAATTACGACGAGCGTGTTTATGCCGATGATGACGCCTTCCCTCCGATGGCCTGAACAACTCCCGCCGCCGCTCTTTATCGGTCGGGGCTATCAGCCCGTTGACCCTTTGCTGAGGAGCAAATT